CACACTATATTTCCTTTAATTAGAGATTCTATTAAAGATAAAACTGTAAGTTTATCAGCAACAAGTGATTGGGAAATGGGGTGGATTTATTGGAAAGTTGATTACTACTATGTTCAAATGTATGATATGTGTTGGACTGATACTACAAGTAAGGTATTATGTGGACATAACAAATATGACTCAACTAGAGTAGCTAAATTAATTGAAGGGTTAAAACCGACAATGAGTTTAAAGAACATGAATACTAAAAGTGACAGTATATATTTTATATTTACATACTCACCACTTGATGATACAACAAAATTAGGTAAGATAATAATTCATTCACCCATGTTTGGTGAGATGTTGGCTAAAGACACCTCAAAACAATATGTTTGGACGAGGAAGGAATTTATGGAATTTAATAAAATGTTTAAGGACACATTCCCAAATCAAAGTAACACAGGGATATGGAGTTATGATGATGTTTATAAAAACTGGTAAGTAATATGGTACAAACAACACTACTAATAGCGTTATTTATTTTAGAAGTTTTAGCTTTTGGTTGGTTAATCTGGGAAGCAAAACTAGGTAGGGAAAAAAGAGAACAAATAATCCATTTAGAAACCCAGATACTAAAATTGGAAAGGGTTATCATATCTATGGAAAAAACAATAATTAAAAAATTAGATAAAAAATAAAATGACTAAAAAAAGAACACTAAATGAACTAAGACAAGTAAAGGAATACGGTGCTGGAACTGCACACACAGCAAATCAAACATCAGAAACACTAAAATACCCAAGAGTTCTAAGTGTAGAAAGGATTAAATCTTTGGTGGATACAACACCAAACGACATGGAGTTAGGTAAAAAAGTTAGACAACTATTTTTCACTAACCAAAAAAGAGACAGTAAAGAAGATATGAACATATTTGGTAAAATTCCTGGGAATAGCTACAAAGACCTAATAGAAAGTTACCAAACTAAAAAGGGGGAAGAGTTTAATAGTTGGTACAACGGATTAACAAATGAAGAAAAGATTTTCATAACTAGCATGTTCGATTAAAAAAAAGTAGTATCTTTGTAAAATGAAAAAAGAAAATTACAATTGGGACACATACGACTTCCAAGACTGGGTAGTTAGACACGTTAACCTTATCTTAGGAGGGAAACAACTAGACTTGTTTCGAAAAAATCAGTTTAGTTATGACGACCTAAAGATTTTTGGTAAGTTAGAGGAAGCAGAAAACCTAAAAAGTGAGTACCAATCAAGTATGGTCGATAAGGCACTTAGTCACAAACTTACATTCGATAGTGGTGAATTACAATGGTCTAAGTAATATTTATGTTTATGGAAGTAGATATACGGATTTACCTTAAAAGATTAAAAGATTTCTTTGAATCAGATGAAGAAGCAAGACGAGATATGTTTGGTGATTCTACTATAGATATGGAACTTTTTTATAAAATGGTCGCTGATAAAGCGGTCATTAACGCTAAAAATAATGGTGACCCCATGTTATCAGGGGGTGAAATGTTAGAGATTATCACTAATTTAGCTTTTGTAGAAATTAAAGAAGAAACGGAACTAGAACAATACATTAAAGAACGACAAAAACTAGATAAACTATTCATGCCTTCCAAACAAGGGTTCCCACCAATCTGTTTAAACTAAAACAAATTAACTTATTGACAATATTTTTAAGTTTGTCTAACTTTTAATATGATAAAAAATATAGAGTCACCACCAACTAAATCATTGTTAGAAAAATACCAACCATTATTAATGGTAAAACTATCCAGCCCAACAACTATTAGGTTAGGGGACGGTATAGAAAAATTTGCTTCTGATATTCGGGAAAAAAGTGGGTATGAGGTTATAGTGTTTCCTAATGAAGAAGAAACAGATATAAAGTTAGTCAGTATTTGTGAGAGTGAATCGGTAGACATAAGTGAACTAAAAGACTATATTTACAGTAAGTATAAATCACCAAGTATACAAGAAACACCCTTTACTAAGATTAAAGATATAATTAGAAAAAGAAAATAAATATGGGGAATAAAGAAGTACCGACACAGGAAGATATTATCGAATTCAACATAAAAGAATATCGAAAAAAACAAATGGTGGAACACCCTAACCATTACGGTGGTAAGGAAAATATATATGAAGCAATTAAAGTAATTGAATCTTGGGATTTAGGGTTTTGCTTAGGAAATGCGGTAAAATACATTTCTAGAGCTGGTAAAAAAAATAATAAACTAGAAGACTTGGAAAAAGCAAGTTGGTATATAAACAGAGAAATAAATAAATTAAAAAATGAAAGGTAAAATAACAACAGATAAAGGAACTATGGTGGTAGAGTTCTACGAAAAAGACGCACCAAAGACAGTACAAAATTTTATAGGGTTAGCAAAACAAGGCTATTATAACGGTTTAAATTTCCACAGAGTAATTCCTGGGTTTGTAGCTCAAGGAGGTTGTCCTAATGGAACTGGAGCTGGTGGACCTGGATATAAAATTGAATGTGAGTTAGGTGGTGATAATCAATATCACGACAAGGGTGTCCTATCTATGGCTCACGCTGGTAGAAATACTGGGGGGTCACAATTCTTCCTATGTCATAATAGACAAGGAACACAACATCTAGATGGGAATCATACCTGTTTTGGTAAAGTTGTTGAAGGATTAGATATTGTAGACCAGGTTCAACAAGGAGATAAGTTTAGTGTAGAGATAGAAGACTAATGAAAACCAGACTATCTGACAATGTAGGAAATACCCCACTAATACCAATAACTATTGGTAGATACACTGTATGGGGGAAAGCTGAGTTTATGAATCCTAGTGGTTCGGTTAAAGATAGGATGGCAACATATATTATTAATAACGCAGAGAAATTAAAATTAATAAAACCAGGTAGTACTATATGTGAAGCAACTTCAGGTAATAGTGGTATATCATTTGCAATGTTGGCCGCGGAAAGAGGGTATAATATAGTCATCATTATGCCATCTAATATGTCTGAAGAAAGGAAAAACATGTTTAAAATTTACGGGGCTAAACTAATAGAAGTTGGTGAAGGAGATTTTGATGGAGCGATTGCGTTAAGAGACGAGATGTGTAAAAAGGAAGGTTGGTTTAACTGTAACCAGTTCCACAACAAATTAAACATAGAAGCACACTATATGGCTACAGGACCAGAAATATACAACCAATTTAAAGACGCTAATGAACTCAAAGAGGGTAAACCTGATGTGTTTGTAGCTGGTACTGGAACCGGTGGTACACTTATGGGTATTAACAAATTTTTAAAAGAAATGTGGCCTAAGATGAGTACAGTAGCGGTAGAACCAGCAGAATCACCGGTAATGTCTGGTGGTAAACCTGGATTACATGGGATACAAGGAATTGGTGATGGTAGTAAATTTTTAGTGGACTTAGAAAAAGTTTCGGAAGTTAGAACGGTTACCACAGAATGTGCAAAAGCTTGCTCTAGACACTTAGCTAAAAAATATGGTTTATTTATAGGAATAAGTGCAGCAGCAAACGTATTCACAGCGTTCCAATGGTTGAGAGACAATGATAAAAAAAACGCGGTAACAATACTTTGTGATAGAGGGGAAAGGTATTTTAGTTGTTTGTAAAAAATAACTATACTTTATCTATAGTATAAGTCGTTTATAGTTATATTTATTATAAACGACTTTTTTATGCGTATTATAATTTCAGAAACACAACTAGACTTAATTTCAGAACAACTGGATACCAGCCAATTTAAACAAGCTGTTGACTTAACAGCTTCACAGTGGTATTGGGACCACGTAAGAAAAGAAGAAAGTTTAAAATGTGAAGCTTATGATATTGGTGACGGAAAATGGACAATTGGTTATGGTCATACTGAAGGTGTTAAAAAGGGTGATATTTTAGGTGATGGTAAAAACTGTAAAAATGAAGCCACTACACTACTAAGAGAAGATTCTACATATCACGCTAACAAATTAAGAAAAATTTTTACTGACTGGAATAAAAAAGGAATAAAAATACTAATAACCCAAGGTATGTTTGACGCTTTATTATCGTTATCGTATAATGGTGGAGCTGGGGGTATAAGAAGGTCGGACGTGATAGCTTTATTAAAAGATTCACAGACCATAGACAAAGATAAAATCCAACAAGCTGCTGACAGTATTAAGGGATATAGAGTTAGTAAGAAATTTCCAGGACTAGTTAAAAGGAGGGAATTAGAGTACCAGAGATTTATAGAAGGATTGTAAAGTATTTATATAATATGAAAATAGAGATAACAGAACAACAATTAGAACGTATTAATGACTCACTTTTAAATGAAGGTGGGATTAGAGACATTAACAAGTTAGCACAAAGATACCCTAAAGCTGAAATATATTTTCACCAAGACCTAGATGGTGTAGTATCCGCACTAGGTATGAAAAACTATTTAGAAAATTATGGGATAGAGGTTATTGGTAGTCATGTGATACAGTACGGAGATAAAGAATTTTCTGTTAAAAAACCAGATGCTAGTGGGGATGTGATGCCAGTATTAGTAGATTTCGCTCACGGTAAACCAATATTCAAAATTCATACTGACCATCATGACTCACAGGCTGGGGTTGAGGATGATACAGCAACACAATTTAGAGGTGCGAGGTCTAATGTGGAAACCATATCACAAACTATAAGTCCTAGTGATATTTTTAGTAATGAAGATATTATGATGATTAATACTGTAGATTCGGCAGACTACGCAAAACACGATATTGAGCCTGAACAAGTTATGAACTTAATTAGGGATTTTGAAAAGGGAGAACAAACATACGAAAAGAAATGGATGTTAGGGTTACTAACTAATAAATTACTACTAGCTTATAAAAATAAACCAGGATTTTTAGAAAACCTAGTGATGAACTCAACACCATCACTAATGAATATATACCAAAACATAAATTCATACGCAAAAGAAAAAGGATTTGCGTCTCCAGAAGATATGGCACAAAATCAGGCCGGTTATATTGAATCACAAAAGAAAAGTAAGAATTTAAAATTAGATGGTAATATAATTGTACAATATGGTGGTGGAGCCCTTTTTAAACCAGGTTCTTATGATAGATACACACCATTTAAGATTTATCCAGAAGCTGACTTTTTTGTTATTGCATGGCCAATGGGTTTAGTACAAGCTTCTTGTAACCCATTTAAAAAAGATAGAGCTCTAAAAGGTGTAAACTTAGGTGATATAGCTCAAGAAGTTCTTAAAAAAATAGAACCACAATTAAAAGCACACATGGTACCAATTTCGGTTATTAAAAGAGTAGGGGAAACAAAAGCTGATGAGGATAGTATCGGGTTTAAAACTTCTGATTTATTTGCTTTATATAAAGACCACTTAGAAAATATGCCAAAAGAAAATTCAGAATATTATGACATGGCGGTTAATATAATCGATTCACCTTGGAGTAGTTTAAGTGAAAAACAAAAAACAGTTTTAGATAATATAACCGTTCCAGCTTGGGACGTTATTCAGGCTAATAGTGGTGGTCATAAATGTATAACAAATCTTAGTGGACTTAATTTCTTTAGTAGAGCAACTAGAAATCCAGAAAAAGGTACTTGGAAGAAAAAATCAGACAGTAAACCTACAAGGTATGTTGAGTTTGTTAAATGGGTACAAAAAGAACTAGTAAATACGATTAAAAAAACTATTAATCAGTAAATTCTAGAGTATCACCCTCACTTATAGAGTATTTTCCAGAAGGAAACTCAAGGACCCTATTACCAACACCATAGTAAGAATCACACTTATTGTCCAAACATGGTGGACAATTCGTATAAATCTTAGTAACTTTATTCTCGATGATGAAAATTATATCCAAACTAATTAAACAATCTTTCATCCAGAAAGAACGTTCTGCCACGTCTGAGAATAGGAATAACATCCCACCATTAAGGCTTTTTCTACCCATCATACCGGTACTAATAGCGTTAGGTGAAGACATAATCTCTAATGGGAGAACTTTTCTATTTAAAATAACATTCATACTAATATAAATATATAAATGGAAAGAGAAACCAACGAAGACATAAAAAAACAAGTAGAAGAATTAAAAGAGCTTTTACAAACTATTGAGGTTAAAGATAAAGAGTCCCAAGATGACATGATACATATAAATAAACAATTAAATAAAGTACTTAAAAAAATCAACCAGAATAAGTAGAATAATTAAAAAATAATTATTATATTTGTGGTATGAAAAGTCCTAATATTAAAAAAGATGTTGATTTCGTATTAAAATGTTTAAATAACACAAATAATAAAACTATACACTTTCCACCACTACTAAGATTGGTAAAAAATTTTGAAAAAAAGTGGATTGATTTAATGGGACTTGGAGTAACAGACTTTTATATTAACCTTTTAAATAATAAATACAAACATGCCTTACAACATAGTAAAAGAAATGATAGACCCACAAGGTAAAAAATCCTATGTTTTATTAACAGACGGATTATCACAGATATGGGACGTAGAAACAGAAAAAGAAGCCGTAAGAATATCTACAATGTTAACAGAAAATTCTGATAGTGGGTGGGTTTATAAGATTAGAAAATCATGTGAACGAAAATGAACATATTAAAGAGAAAAACACACAAACACAAATTCAATAGGAGAAGAGCTCTAGAATGTAAGTTAATTGAAAAAAGTAAAACTAGTCCTGGTTACCTAAAATATGAAGTTACAATTGGGGAAAAGGATGGTACAAAACACACCCAACCAGTATATGGAAAAGATATGCAAGATGCTTTAAATAGGTTATTAAATGTAGAGTTAACTGGTAAAGTTGAAAAAAAATTAGAAACTAATACAGGACTAATATTCTTTACGTGGTTACTTATAATGGGTACACCAGCTATATTATTTGGTTCACAAGACACACCATGGTACTTAGCATATACATTTGGTGGTATTATATTGATTATGATAGTAACTGTACTATGGTACAATTATATTAGAAAAGGAGAATAATATGTTAGACCCTCTAGAAAAAAACCTATCTTTCAGATTAGCTTATGAATTTATTATAAGTTCTATGGAAGAAGATGAGGTCTATGAAAATTTAGAATTTGTCAACAAAGACTTACCACACAAAACACTAGATAAACTAATCACTTTTTTTGAAAAAACAGAGGAGTACGAGAAGTGCTCCAAACTCCAAAAAATAAAACACACAAGACTTTCTGACTATTCCAAATATAACTTGTAATTACTTTATATTTATAGTAGTATGTTAAACGAACAGGTAAATAAAAGAGTTGTATACGAAGATGATAAATATGAACTTATCCTCCCTTATAATATCGCGTCTATTTGTTCTATAGCACCACAATGGTGTAAGGATGAAAAAATTAAAAAAGCTACGGT